CTAATCGATGGACAGTTTATGGACACTTTCAGCCAGCGGATTAAAGTTGATCGCGTCCTGTAAGAAGTCCGGCGAAAAATGAGCGTACGTCATTGTTTGCTGAATCGTTGCGTGCCCCAGGATTCGTTGCAACGTAACAATATTTCCGCCATTCATCATAAAGTGTGTGGCAAATGTATGACGCATGACATGCGTAGCCTGCCCCTTCGGCAAATCCGGTTTCACCTCCTGAAGAATCTCCCGGAACTTCAGATAATCAACCTGATACAATAACCCCGTTCGACGGGTTTTAATCAGAGGCACGACCGAATCCGCCACAGGAACCGAACGGGATTTTCCGTTTTTGGTGTTAAAGAACGTCACCCGGTTGCCAACGATATGCTCTCCACGTAGTTCCGATGCTTCACTCCATCGGGCACCAGTAGAAAGACACAGAATGGCAACACGACGCGCATCACCCTCCAGTCGCTCAAGAAGCCGTTCAATCTCATCATCAGAAAGAAAGGCCATCTCTGTGTTCTGAACTTTCAGTTTTCGTATACCGCGTACAGGGTTCGCGTTGTGAAAGACCTCAGCTTCAATCAGCACCGTGAACATGGTAGACAGTACGCATAAGTCACGATTAATACTGGACGGCATTAATCCAGCCTGTAATTTCTCTGACCGATATTCAAGCATAAATTTTCGCGTCATCTGACTGGCGCGAGGATCTCCCATTTCACGAACAACCTTCCCTAGCCTAACCCTGTAGCTATCCCCGTAAGCCTGATTACGACCATCAAGCATCCACCACGCATCAAGCAGCTCTGATAATCGCCGCTGATCAGCTGGCTTAGCCTGCCATGGCTTGTCATGAAAGTTCTGTAACACATACTTCTCAAACTCCTGAGCCTTTGATTTCAGGGCAAAGATTTTTCGAATCCGCTTTCCTTCCGCCCCCTGCGGTCTGACATCGACCTGATAACGTCCGTCTTTGAGTTGCTTAATCGACATGATTAGCCCCTCCAACGGATAAATTAACTAAACACTCCTTGCGATATGTAATTCGCTCAATGTGTAGAGTCAGCCAACATTGCGGCCTGATCGGGGTGATTTTTGGGTAATGCCGATTGAAACCTGATCGCCCTCCGACTGAATAGAGCCATCAAGAGAGAGAGCCGGTGCAACCTGCCCGGCAGCGGGAAATGTTTTGTCGTGAAGTATCCACATAGTGTATTTTTCGAATCGCTCGACTTGGATTACTTTTTCTACAACCTCAATTCGCGCAGGTTTATATCCAGACTCATAATTTCCTATAGTCCCTACAGAAACCCCCGTTACTTGCGAAAACTGAGATTGTGTAAGTTTTTCCGCATTTCTGATCGCCTTTAGTTTTTTGGCGTAATCTCTTGACATGTTCACCATACGATGAGTATCCTCTTTTCATTCTTCACCACATGGTGAAGAAAACAAACCAAAACAAACCATCACAAAGCGCAACAAGCGCACCAACGCAAGAGGATAACAAATGCGGGACTTCATTGCCGATAAAGAGTTATCTGACCACCAACCACTTCAGGAAAGTGACACACTCAGCGGATCCATTGATGCCGCCAACGACGACGAACACGAAGAAAACAAGAAAAAGCGTTCCTACAAAAAAGGAGCGACTTTACGGCTGGATGGTCCGATCGCCGGGCTTTGCTCTCTGGAAAAAGGCGCGGCATATATTGGGCTAACAAAATCTGCACTGCGCGTAGCCATTCATCGCGGTCAAATGCCGGGACACAAGACGCGCACAAACCCGGAAGATGAAAACTCAGACGGAGTATGGTGGTTTAACGCCAAAGAGTGGGACAAGTTGGCTGATGAGCTACCAGAGCACGAGCCCCCAGAATGGCACAACTGGAAAAGTTACTGGACGTATGACCGCCAGAAAAGGAAGTTCTCTCCAGCTAATAAAGAAGACTGCCAGACCATTAACGGTAAGCGAGTTTATACAGGCAGAAGCTCAAAACTGAACCAACTCAGAAACAACAGAGGCAACTAATCGTATGAAAACAAACACGTCAGATTTCACAATAACTATTTCAAAAAATGACCAAGCATTAATTGATAACCTGAAATACCTTGCGGAAAAACATAATAACGGACGAATTGCAATTAATTTACGACACATCACAGGAGTAACAATTGTAACCAGTTACTGGCATCTATATCTAATCGCTAAATCAGTACTTGAAAACAAAGATTCTGTTGTCAATGGAAGAGATATAGATACTCTTCCTGCACAAATCAAACCGATAGCCTATCAATTGCGTAATCGTTTTAAAAATGAAGGTGGGATTATATTTGACTTTCCCGCAGCTGTAGCCGTGAGCTTCTCTCGGGAGGATATACTTCACTCATTTCGTTTTGCTCTATCAGGTGACGAGACATTATGGCAGCTAGAAGATGCCGGGAGCAGCCCGGCATAAATCAAATTAAAAATCAACCAGTTGTGTGACAGGTGGGTATTTACGCTGAATTTTGTCAGTTACTAACGCCAGTAATATATGAATCTCTGCGTTTAATGCGTCTTTATCACCCGTCGTTTTTACCCTAGGAGGGTTAATGTTATCCAGAGCAGCACTAAGGTCACTCAACAAATTAACAACTTTTTTATCTTCTGACATGAAAACCTCTAAACAATTTAATTAAACATAAGCCAGGACCTGAACCGGCCAGTCCAAGTCCTAGACACACAAAAAATACCACAAATCAATACAAGGTGACACGAGTACACCTTACCGAAGGTACAGAGTTTTAATATGAAACTACAGCGCAATTCTTCACAGCCGCGCTTCCGCAACGGTGCGGAACGCCACGCTAACCGTTTCGCTACCAGTGCATCACGTAGCAACTCTCGCTACAGCCTGAGCGAAACACACGCAACGCCGGATGGCTACCCAGTAAAACAAATCGGCGAGCATACCTGGCTGATTGAGAAAGCTGGAATTGTGGTCCACAAATGCCCACGCAATCCGTTTACCGGAAACCGCATTTTTGCATTGAGCTGCGGCGACAATCAGTTCGGACAGGATTTTACATTGTACGAAGCGCTACGCACGGTTGACCGCTTAATTGCAGGACGTAGTTTTCAGCATCCACGGGGGAATTAACCAATGGCAACAACGACAAAAAACATGGTAGAGATAGCCTCGGCCTACACTCTTATCATACACCGACTCATAGATAATAATGCCCGTGATGCATTAAATACGGTGAAACCTTTATCGGAAGCAAAAAGCGATACTATCAGCGGATTAAAGTCACTACAGGAATGCGCACGCTATGCAGGTGATCACGCCGCATACATGGCCATTAACGATGCAATTGAGCGCATTGAATCAGGTAAACCATTAAGAGATTTTGTTTAATTGTTTTCCGGGAAAATACAATGGGCAAAGAATATAAAACTCTCATTAACAAAGCACTTGAGCGTTTTTATTTTCGCTTAAGTGCATCAGGCGCTCATGCTGAACGTGCAGCCCGTGACTCATTGACCAGGGCAATCCGGAGTCTGTATGACGTGGCTTTTTACGCTGATGATCTGGATGCACTTAACGAACTTTCCGAGCTGATCTGTGCCGCAGAATGCGGGGAACATATTGAACCGTATAAGCTGGGGAATATCGCATGAGTATATTTATCTCGTGGCTTGTTCTGATTATTTCGGTGATCTGCGCTATTGGCATTATGCGAATTATTCATTCAGTGAAAAAGATTGAGCGTTTTTTCTCTGACGAATAACAGCACAAATAAAACACCAGATTAAATAAGAAAACGTGAAAACCATCCGAATTAACGGAGGCATTCACACACGTAAATAATGGAGATACAAAAATGAACGCAAAAGAAAAAGGCATTGTAACTGCGCTAAAAAATATATCGGAGACCGCAAACAGAGCCATTCAGGATGCAACAAATGCAGGAATGATTGGGCCTGCCACCACGGCCATGATGATAACAAGAGTAACCGCCGAAGCAGCCGAAATCATCGAAAAACAGGATGCTGAACTAACGGTTCTCAAAACACAACCAACCACCAGACTGAATTTATCTGACATTGGACACCTTATTCATATTATTGGCTCGGAGCTACAGCAATACATCATTATCGCCGAATTGCAGGACAAATACCTGATTACCCCTTACCCCGTAAGAGAGTCAGAAGTTCTGACAAATCTCCGCCTGATAGAACGCACTCAGGCCGCATTCATTGATGGCACGCAACGTGCCGTATTTAACGCATAGGGCTATTGGACAAAGAGAGCGTAATGGCAATTAAGCATTTTCCCGTCGTTCGCTTTACCTCCAGAGGGCGCGAATACGAGGTCGACGAACGCCTGATTACCACTATCGACAAACACCGTTCAGAAAAAGATGCACATCACATCTATCTCACTGACGGCACTTACTTCTGCGCCACGAATGTGGCGCGGGTGAACCTTATCCGACAGGTACAGGAGTCACGCAGATGACCATTCTGGACTACATCGCCGCCAATCCGGGTTGTAGCGGTGGAGAAATCGCCGCAGCACTGAATACCCCAACCACAACCATTAATGCGGAGTTACGCCGACTCTGGCGCGACGGCTTAGTCATCAGAGAAGAACGCAAAACAGGCGGTCGGTTCTCTTACCAGGTAAACCCGATGCCGTTCGGGTGCAGCAACCCACTCACCCGCATGTTTAACCAGCTACTGAAGGAAGCCAGAGCATGAGCACCATCAACCACCAGAAGCTACGCGAACTGGCGACTGACCTGCAACGAATGGCAACGCATCAAAAATTACTGGCGTTTCGCGCAATGCTCTCGCCGTCTGCTGTGCTGGCACTGCTGGATGAGCTGGAGCACGCCAGAACCATGGCTCCAGCCATTCGCCTGACGCTCCATCATGAAATCGCTGATTTCTGCGCAACGCTGGGTTCACCTGGCGAACCGGAAACACCGGAAGCAATGCAACGAGAGCTACTGCAACGCATCGACAAGGTTTTTGATTTCTTCCTTAACCAGTAAAGGACCGTGATATGAACAAAAAGACCTGGTTTCGCGCATACATGTGGGCGCTGGTATGCGTCCTCGTTTCTCTCATTCTGTATGCAGGACTACTCCCCCGAATGATTTCATCAGACAGCTCCTTCCTGGTATTGCTGGGCATTTTCATTGCCATGCTGTACCCGGCAGGCGTTGTTCGCCTTTTCAGTAAGTACATCAAGGAAATCAAACAATGAAGAAATTCAAACTCTTTCAGATTATCCCGCTTTTTGCCGCCATCCTGCTGGTTGGTTGCGATCGCGTTGAGCCAGGTAATGTGGGCATCAAAGTCAACAAACTGGGCGACGACAAAGGCGTCGGCGAAGTGGTTGGCGTTGGCCGCTACTGGACTGGCTGGAATACCGAGGTTTACATCTTCCCGACCTTCAAACAAATGAAGACCTACGATGAGCCGTTCAGCTTCCAGATGAGTGACGGCACAACCATCGGCTATCACATCGGTGTGGCCTACAAGGTTGATCCATCCAAAGTTACTACAGTGTTTCAGACCTACCGCAAAGGCGTGGATGACATTACCGACACTGACCTGCGCCAGAAGATCGCCGATGCACTCAACCGACTGGCCAGCAAAATGACCACCGACAAATTTATCGACGGCGGGAAATCTGAACTACTGGATGCAGCTCTTAAAGACATTCAGGAGGAAATGACACCTATCGGTATTCAGGTAATGAGCCTCTCATATGTGGGTAAGCCGGAGTACCCGTCAACCGTTATCGACAGCATTAATGCCAAAGTCACGGCAAACCAGAAAACCCTGCAACGCGAACAGGAAGTCAAGCAACGCGAAGCTGAAGCCAACATGTTGCGCGCAGAAGCTGCCGGACAGGCTGATGCCATTCGCACAAAAGCCCAGGCTGAAGCCGACGCCATTCGTTTACGCGGTGAAGCTCTGCGCCAGAATCCCGGCGTTATGGAGCTGGAAGCAATCAACAAATGGAACGGCACGCTGCCGCAATACATGACCAGCAACACCGCTGTTCCGTTTGTTCCGGTGAAGTAATTAAACCCGGCCAGTGAAAATCGCTGGCCGGAGCAGTATCAGGATTTTTTTAGTATGCCGTTCTCACAAAAAAACCGCTTGCCATGCCGCAATCAGTCAGGTTACATTTCTGCTGCACCTCATAAAACGGGTGCCGGGATTCTCAACCTGCTGACAAACGAAGCGCACAACCGCGCCAGCGGTTTTTTTGTGCGTACTGTATTGCCACGTCTTTTTCGCATCAGAATTATGGTGGGGCGTACGGGGCCGACTTCGGTCGGGCCGGTTTCTTCGTTTGCCGGTGTTGAGAACCCCGTACGTCTCGCCACCCCGAGATTCTCAACTCTGGTTGGTGAGTATCCAAAAACTCACAAACGAAGAGGCCAAACACCATGGCAAACCGCAAACAGCACCGCGCTATCGCGGAGCGTCGTCACATCCAGGCTGAAATCAACCGCAGACTTTTCCGCGCATTCCGCGTCGCGCATATCATGCACATCAATATGCTGCATGAACGCAGTCACGCACTATCGAACAGCTATTCCGCCTCTGTTTTCAGCTATCTGGCAGATGATCTGCGCGAGCTTCAAAAGCTCATCCAGCAGCAAAACAAACTCCATTAATTCCTGTTCCGGGCCTTTCCTGCACCTTGCGGCGGGAGGCCTTCGCACATCTGTAACAAGAGGATTGCCGCAATGATTCTCGCCAACGACTTTCTTGAATATCTGCTCAACACAGAACGTGATCTTGCCGCTCGCGTGCGTGATCGTTATGACATGTACCTGAAATCCCTGCCTGTACCGCAGCTCGCTGACGGAAAGATTGTTATTGATGGTCGCTACATGATTGACAGCCACGAGGGAAATTACAGGCTTTACCGCATTGAAGGTGGCACCCCGTCCGTTATTGGCATTTACCAGCGCCCATCCTCTGCAATCGTCGATGTGATTGCCGACAGCATCCGCATCACACATCGCCATGCCGACACAGAAGACACCGTGCTGGAAATTCAGCGGCTGGCTGCCGTTTGCCGTGACACCCTCAACGGTATGACGAAGTAAATCAGTATGACGACAGAGTACATCAGGGACTGGCAACAACCGCGCCACGCAGTAGGGCGTGAAGGAACGGGGATCCCCGCTCCTGAATCCGTGCTTTCCTCCTGGCTGGATGCCTACCGGGCAGAGAACGAGCGCCGCCAGAAAATGGCTGATGCGGCGTTCTCCGCCACGCCGCTGGGCAACCTGATTAATAAAAGCCTGGACGCACAGGAAAAACAGGACAAAACCATCGCACTGGCAGGAGACGCCAGAAAACAGGCACGCGGCGCGGTGGATGAAGCCATGGCCTCGCTGCGCCTGCTGCCGTCCTATCTGCGCGATCCACTTATTCGCCACCTCTCCTTCCTGCGCAAAAAACAGGAAGCCGATCGCCGGAAAGGCAAAAAGAGCTGGCAGGCGGAACGCTATGCACGCGGAACCCTGCGCAAAATATTCGAACGTCTGGATCGCACTGACGGACACTGGCTGACACCGGGTTATCGCTCCCTTGCCGGACGCGAACGCCTGGACGATTTGCTTTACCTGCCGCAGCTCAACAAACACCAGATACAGACGCTGGCCACCATGACGGCGGCGATGTTCAGCAGCACCTTCGAAAAACTCTGCGATGGCTTTGGCGCGACCGATGGCGAACTGACCATGGATGTAACGCTGAAGGCGTATCAGATGCTGGCCCGCATGGCGTTACACCTGCACATCATGCCTCCACATTATGACGCACTGACAACAGATAAAGACCGGAGGAACGAACCGGACACGGAGCTGCTGCCGGGCGCAATCCTTCGCCTGACCTGTGCGGAATGGTGGAAACGCAAACTGTGGCTGTTACGTTGCGAGTGGAGAGAAGAACAACTCCGCGCCGCCTGTCTGGTTTCCAGAAAAACATCACCCTATCTGAGCCAGGACGCGTTAAGCGAGTTTCGCGCACAGCGCGAGAAAACACGCGATTTCCTGAAAAGTTTCATGCTGGAAAACGAAGACGGGTTCACGATTGATCTCGAGACAGTGTATTACGCGGGAGTAAGTAACCCGGTTCACCGTAAGGCAGAAATGATGGCCACCATGAAGGGGCTGGAACTTCTGGCCGAAGCCCGTGGCGACAAAGCGGTGTTTCTGACTGTCACCTGCCCGTCAAAATACCACGCCACAACAGAGAACGGTCATCCGAATCCCAAATGGAACGGGGCCACCATGCGCGACTCCAGCGATTACCTGGTTAACACGTTTTTTGCAGCGGTCCGCAAGAAACTGAACCGCGACGGCCTGCGCTGGTATGGCATCCGCACGGTGGAGCCTCACCATGACGGCACCGTGCACTGGCATATGATGGTCTTTGCTCATCCGGAAGAAATCGACACCATTGTGTCCCACACCCGCGATATTGCCATTCAGGAAGATCGTCACGAGCTGGGCGATGATATTACTCCGCGCTTTAAGGCGGAGTATGTCGACGGCTCAAAAGGCACGCCAACCAGCTACATCGCCACCTACATCGGAAAAAACCTGGACAGCCGCGCCGTGGATGGCATCGACCAGAAAACAGGCAAACCACGCGTTGACCACGAAACCGGAAAATCAATGGCCGAGAGCGTGGAGCGCGCCATCGGTTGGGCACGCCTTCACCGGGTCCGCCAGTTCCAGTTCTTTGGCATCCCCTCCCGTCAGGTGTGGCGTGAACTCCGCCGCCTTGCCAGCCAGATGGCACGCAACCCGGAAGGCCCGCAACGGCTGAAGGATGACGCAATGGATGCGGTACTCGCTGCCGCTGATGCAGGATGTTTTGCCACCTACATAGAGAAACAGGGCGGCGTACTTGTTCCACGCAAAGACTACCTGATTCGCACCGCCTACGACCTCGCCGATGAGCTGAACGATTACGGCGAACAGAGCGTACAGATTTACGGGATCTGGTCACCACTCATCGGGGAATCCTCCCGTGTGTGCACGCATCCGGATAACTGGAAGCTGGTAAGACGCAAACCGGAAGCGGAAGACAGCGCCCGCGAAAATGGTTTTGACCTTCAGGGCGGCCCTGCCGCCCCTTGGACTCGTGGCAATAACTGTCCCCGTGTACAGGAAACGGACAACAACGGGACAGAACAGCCGGAAGAACGGCCAGCACCGTGGCCGCAGCTTCCTGACGGCGTTGATGTGGATGAATGGATGCGCTCACTGAAACGGCACGAACGCCGGGCGCTGATGCGTTCGCTGCGTGACAAACAGGCAAAAAACAGCAGTGATGAAATGCAGAGCTGGACACAGAGCCGCAAACAGCAGCGGCCTTTGCCTGATAACCACGAATTACTCGCTAAAGAATGGCGGGAGTCCGCTGAATCTCTCGGCCTGCATATCGGTGAACAGCAGATGCAGCACCTGTTACGGGGCGGCAGTCTGTACGTTGACGGCAGCATCATTTCACCGCAGGGATTTGAAATTGTACGCAAACCGGATACCCGCCCGGACAGCCGAATCACGCAGCTCTGGCAGCGCCTGAGCCGTAATCACGGCGTAAGCAGCACGGAGATCCGCCATAACCCGGTCGCCAGCTATCTGGAACAGCTGGGGGCATCAGACCCCAAAGCCGCCGCACGCCTGGCATCCACACTTCAGCAGGACCAGAACACCATGAAAACCCCCGTTACTGTGCTTTCTGACATGCTGCGCGCCATTCACGACACAGAGCACACACAAAGAATCTGTGAAACAACCGAACGCGCCTGCCACAAAGCTGACCTACTGCGAAGAGGAGTAAAGAGTGGGAACAAATAATCAAAAGAAACGGAGTTTGAAAATCAAATGATAAATAAAAGAAGGATATTCACACAGAACATGTGTATCTATGAAATGCCAATAAAATTAAATTGGTATGGACCACAAACTATGTAACATAGTGGGCTTAAACAACTTCAAATAATAAAAATAAGTAAAGCCCTAAGTCCAATCATTTAAGGCTTCAATTATCTTAGTGATTAAATATGACTCACAGTTCTTATTTTATAGTCATATTAGCTATTGATGTGGAAATATTAAAGATATGGTTATATTCAAACGCAAAATCACCTTCTATACGCTGAACATAACTTCCCTTTTCATTACGTAATAGTTTTAATGTTTCTTTATCGATGTAATAATAATCCAATAGTTCTTTAAGCAATTTAATTTCCGTCTTTGATGAAAAATAATCAGATTTTATATTAAGTAATTCTAATATCTCTTCAGAAGACATTTCCTTCTTAAGTAGTCGATTTAACATATCTGGAGAAGTTACTTTCAAGAAACAAACCAATGCTAATGCAATCATATAATAATTATCATCATTATTCGCTATACACGTATGATTATCCACTACAAGCATAGTTGAAATACATCGTTCAACTTCTCGCAGCGAGCAATTATTGGTTTCAATCAAGCATGATAAGACTCTTACAAAAGCACCATCTGTATTAATACCTAGAGAGTGATTCTGTTGTAGAGTTTTTTTAATATACGTTGTAATCGTTGTTTTGTTAGATGCTTGTAACACCATAGAGTCATACATATTTATTTTGGGCAAAGAAAACCAATAATGAATAAATTTATTCAAGTACAGACCAGTATTGATATCACCATATTTATATGCAATTCCCTTTTCAAATTGCTCTCGATTCATTACCAATAAGAAAACCATACCTTTCACAGAAAAAAGATGCTTAATTTTTTCCAATAGCTCTAGAGAATAATCTGGGCGGGCTCGATCAAGTTCATCAATAATAATCAAGGTTTTTCTCTTTGTATTTGTATATATTTCTTCTAAAGCTTTTTTAAAGTCAGCAATTGAGTTTTTTTCCTGCTCCATGGATTTTATTTTCTCTTCAACAAAAGACTCTAACTCACTATTAATGGAATCGCTAACTGTTTTTCCTGCCTCATCAAGAGCAGAACCATTCACAACACCTGCTGTCAGGGTTGTAATAGCTACCTTTGCACCTCCGATTAATATTTTTGCACCTATTTTCTTACCAGTTTTAATAATGCGATCAGCTACATCTTCGGCCTCTACTCCTCTGTGTTTTAGTAAATTATATAGTTCAGATGATATTGAAATAAATGGATCTGATTGATAATCATTTTCAAATGCATCGAAATAAACAACATCTATATATTCACTATTAGTTAATTCTAATTCTGATTTTAACATCTTAACAAATGATGTTTTACCGCTACCCCATATATCATCTAACGCAAAAACCAAATTTGAGTCAGGAGCATTAATAATAAGCCGTATCATTTGATCATATAATGTCTTACGATTAAATATGTCAGATGTAATATCAAAACCATTCTCAAAACCATTCTGATTAGTAGTTATATTCATAGTAACTCCATTTTTTCCTTATTGAAATTAAATTAGCATTATAAACAAACACTCTCATTAAAAAAGCAAACGAATAATAATGATTTATGATATCTTGCTATTTATCTAAAAAATTTGCAATCACAAAAAATCATATAATTAATTAAAGGTTCTTCATGCTGAAAAATAGTTATCAAATAGTATATAGTATTGTTTTTAATTGAATGCCATAATAATTACCTTAGTCCTTTAAAACTTCCAACGATGTGGCCCCAGTTATACAGTCACATATCAAGTCCTGAAACAGTATGCACATCAAATAGGGTTATGAATCTTTTTTCATATCTTGCGATCATTAAAATCTTCTCTGCTACGAGCAAATTTACCATCCGTTCTTTACGTAGAAAACAGCACGATACACACTGCATAATAGTGCACAAATTTGCACAATTTTTTTGAACGACTTTTTGCCCTTCCGGCCCGCGTGGCGGCTGGATCCGTCAAGGATCCGTGCGTGCACAAAAAAACGCGCTTTTTCTGCGCGCAGGTGACGGGGGAACAGCCCGCGTTTCAGGGGGTAAATAGCATCCCCTGAACGATGTCGCAGCAACACAACAGAATGGCTGTATTTCTCACGCTGAGTGTGAAAAAGACGTGAGGGATTCTGATTTGATGGGGTGAAAGGTAAGGCCGTCAAAATCGCACTGAGGCGTCGAAGAACATGCAGTCAACGCGGTGGGATTGCGTAAGAGTCTGACCGTCGATGATGGCAATAAGCAGGAAAGCGTCGTGAAATTATCTGACTGATACAGGAGCTGGAGAGTCGGGGCATAAATTTTTTATGCCCCGGCGAAGCAGCAGACAAGCGAAGCGCGTCAGGATGTGGGCTGGATGTCTAACAGTGCGTAAGGGTTAAAGCGGATCACCTCTTCGCCAAGCCAGTCATTGATGTGCTTCATGGCCTCCATGACGGGCATCAGCTCGTTAATTGCGTAAACCCGCGCGGCCTTCTCCACATCACCAAACGCACTTTTTTCACCCGGCATCGCCCCCATCAGTTGCGGCGGAACGCGGTGCGCAGCCAGCACATCATCACGGGATGCCGCCTTAACATTCATGAACTCATCCTTTGCGGTGATCTGCTGGAACGGCAAAATTTGCACCCCCTCTTTGCCCCCGTTGGGCGCATGAATGAGCACGTTTTTAAACGCACCACCACCACGCGCACCCTGTAGCGTTTCTTTCAGGGAGTCCATGCTTTCGCGGTTTACCTGCGCTGCACCGATGTAGATGATGCACCCGGCGTGGGATCCGTTGTCGTAATACAGTTTTCTGAACATGTCCGCCGAATGAGACAGGCTGGCCGAGAGTAATGCGCCGAGATATTCCGGCATGCCGTAGATTTCCTGGTTAATGTCAGGATTCATCAGGTGACACACTTTGCCTGGGCGAAACTGAAACGCATCCTTGCCATCCTGCACATACCACCATGATTCAAGATCGCTTCCGCGTCGCATGTATTTCGCCAGTGCGTGCCGTAATTTAAGCGGTTCGCCGAGCATATTGCTTCGAAGCTCAAGGAATGCGTTACCGAACACAAACCAGTCCAGCGCCAGCGCCGAGAAATCCTGCCGGGAAAGCAGCGGGTGCGGGATGTAGCAACCGAGCAATACATTGCGCTTAAAGTAAAGCGCAGACTGATGCCAGGACGTTTGCCGGGCAGCTCTTGCCAGACCGTACCAGTCCACCGGGGTTTCATACCACCGCCCGTTATCAGCACAGTACATATTGTCCAGCAGGTCATGCCCGGTCAGGCGATAAGGACCATCAAATGTGAATGCACTGAGCGATGATTCTTTCCTGAGCGCATCAGCGAGATCAATGCGTGAACTCATGCGCACTTTTTTATTTTTTCTGCTCATCAGAACTCCATAACCGTGAAACGCTCGTTTTCTCCTTCGCCGCCAATCGGTTCGTTAATGACAGCAAGCATGGTTGCCCACGCAAGGTCGCCGTGGCTGATCCCCCTCGCTCGGTCCGTTTCGTAAGTGATAAAGCCGCCCGGTGTTTTCACCTTACGCACGGCGTTAAAGGCCGCGACCAGCTCGCGTTCGGCGCGATCGTATTCCCACCGCCCGGCACGCATTATTTGCAGCATTTTCAGTACCAGCGACCGTTTTGATGACAGCGTGAAGGTGTACGGAATAGCGGCAGGGAAAAACCGTTTCACTATCTGATAAACAGCCTCCCCGTTCCCGCCCGTCACATCAATGCCGATGTGTTCCACGTTGTAGCGACACGTGAACTCTTCAATGACTCTGGCCTGTTCTTCAAACTCCAGCCCCTGAACGCGTCGCGTCTCCACCGTTCGAAAACGGCCACCAGGAACAGACGGAGGAACCACCACGGACACAGCGCCGCTGTCGCCGTTGCCACTGCTGCCGTTTGCGTCATACCCAATCCATACCGGACGATTCCCCATCGGGCGGGGAGCAAAAGGTTTCCAGTCTTTCCAGTCGTCGTATCCGTCAACGCCGCAGCCAATCAGGATATTCAGGTTAAATGCCGATTCCCCTTCGCGGACAAACTCACACATATAGAGATTGAGGAACTCGTCTTCGGTGTTTTCATCACGAATTTCGTCGATATCGGTGTGTTTCCAGCCGTGATTAACCACATCTTCCAGCGTGACAATTTGCCGCCACGTCCGGTCAGGGCAGATAAGCCCGTTATGCAGCGTTTTCCAGTCCACAGAAAAACGCTGGCGTTTATGCGAGGCCTTTTTCTCGTTCCAGCGGTCGCCGTTCCAGTAGGCGTATGCCTCGTGCGTTTCGGTGGATGGCGTGGAGAAGTAGGTGCGCCGCAGTCCGCTGAGGGTTGCTATAGCGCCAGCCACCTTGCGCAGTTCAGCAAAGCGACTGACCCAGAAAAATTCATCAAAATAAAAATTGCCCGTATAGGACTGTGCCGACGCAGCAGAAGTGCCGAGAAAATGCAGCTCTGCGCCGTTGGAGAGGATGATTTTATCGCCCCCTTTCAGCTCCACATCAACTTCAGCCGCGGCCTTCTGAATAATGCTTTTAAACTGGAACGCCTGACGACGCGACGCAGACAAAAAAATCTGGTTACGCTGGTAAGGTTGCGCCACATCGTCACGCAGCGCCATCAGCAGTGCTTCCTGTGCAAAATACCAGGTCGCCCCAATCTGTCGGGATTTCAGGATCATCCTGTTACGTATCCCGGCTTCCCTGCAAAGGGTCAGGGAGTCAAACCAGCCCCGCTGATGCCACTCCAGCCTGCTGATGATTTTTTCCCGCAGTGCGGCAATCTGTTCCGGCGTGAAATGATTTTTGAGTTTTTTCGCCCGGCCTTTCTTTCCTGCGGCCATCACATCCGGCTGGCCATCATGCAGCTTTTTAAGCTGCCGGGTCAGCAGGTCTATTTCCTTAAAGTCACCGCCTGTTTTATTCTGTTTTTCAGTAAGCTGGATGAGGCGCGCATCGATGGACTGCGTGACACGCTGCACGGGTGGCGTTTCATCCCACTGGTCACGTTTTTTCCACGCATAAATCGTGTTCGGGTTTATTCCCATCAGACGTGATATTTCTGCGGGCGGATAACCCTGCCAGTAAAGTTGCCGCGCACGCTGGCGCACAAAAGCGTCCTGAATCATTGCTCCCCCTGAGTAATTACAGGAAGATTACCCGCGCGCGAAACTGTTCTCCTTAACCCTCTGTTCTGGCCGTTTTCTTACAACAAAAGCCCTTTGTATCAGCCTGTTACGCTTTGCCATCATGACTGAAGAACCAGTCAGAGGGGCAAAAACTATGGCTAATGAAAAAAAGACATCCCGCAAAAAGTTTCGCGTGGCTGTCTCCGGATCAACTGTTGATGGCCGTGAAATCAGTCCGGTGCATCTGCGTGAAGCCGCCGAGAACTTCAACCCGGATGTTTACGCTGCCCGCGTGAACGTTGAGCACTATCTCTCGCCATGCCCGTCAAGCGAATTTTCCGCAATGGGCGATGTCACCGCACTGAGTACGGAAGACATTACGGAAGGTCCGCTGGCCGGACGTACTGCGCTGTATGCAGAAATCGAACCGACCGAGCGCATGAAGCAGCTTGTTGCGGACGGCAAGAAAATCTATTCCAGTATCGAACTGCACCCGCAGTTCTCCGTTAACGGGCGCGCCTATCTGGTCGGGCTGGCGATGACCGACACCCCGGCAAGCCTGGGCACTGAGCGCCTGAAATTCACGGCACAGCAACGTCAGGCGGTGATGACGTTTAACAGTATCCAGGGTGAAGCGCCGCTTATCTCCGAAGCCATCGAGTCTGAAATCATCGAAATGGCAGAACAACGCCAGGAAGAAGGCACCCAGTGGTTTAACCGCGTAATGGGGATTATTGGCCGTGGCCGCAAAGCGGATGACGCCAGTTTTTCCCGTATTCAGGAAGCGGTGGAAGGCGTCGCAACGTCACAGGCCGACATTATCGACCGTTTTAATGTGCTGGAAACCCGCCATCAGCAGGACCGCCAGAAAATTACGTCACTGACCACAGAGCTGGCAGCACTGAAGGAAAAACTGCGCACGCAGGACGGCGATCCGCAGAACCGCTTCACCGCAACGGGCGCAGCCTCCGACCAGCTGGCCGACTTCTGATTAGACAAAGGAGCAAATTTTTTATGAATCTGGTGATGTCAGATATTACCCGCAACAAGCTGGGTTGCTATATGGCGCAGCAGGCGTCGCTTAATAATATCCCGGTATCTGCACTGGTGTCGCGATTTACCGTGGAACCCGCGGTGCAGCAGCGTTTTGAAAACGCCTCAAAGGAAAGTACCGAATTTACGAAAAGAATTAACGTGATCGGCGTGACCGACCAGAAAGGCGAAAAAATCCTCCTGGATACCACAGGACCGATTGCGCGCACGAATACCAGTTATGACGGCACAAAACGCCGTAACCCGAATAACGTGGTTGATCTGAAAAACCGCAAATATCAGTGTGAACAGGTGAACTACGACACGTTTATTTCGTATCCGCAGCTTGATGCCTGGTCGGCACACCCTGATTTTCAGTCCCGCATCAGCGCACAGATTGCCCGACAGGTGGCGCTTGACCGCATCATGATCGGTTTCAACGGCACGTCTCACGCGGATGAGTCCAACTTCAGCACCAACAAGCTACTTCAGGACGTTAACGTGGGCTGGCTGGAGCACATCAGAACCGACGCCAGCGAACGCGTTATGAATGACGTGACGCTGACCTCCCGCAACATGGACAACACCGTGGCGCACGCGGGTAAGTATGCGAACGCTGATGCACTGGTACAGGACGCGCGTTCATCCCTGCTGGATGAATGGCACAAGGAAGCTGACGACCTCGTGGTGATTATGGGGCGCAACCTGTTTAACTCGCTGCGTCTGCCCGTGCTGAACAGCATCAGCGGCCAGAATCCCAATGCGGAATTACTCGCCGGGCAGCTCATCCTGTCATCGCGCACCATTGGCGGGCTGGGCGTGTTCCTTGCGCCGTTCTTCCCGGATGCAACGATGCTGATCACCTCGTTCAACAACCTGTCGATTTACTGGCAGAAAGGTTCAATGCGTCGCCTGATGAAAGACGAGCCGGAATACAACCGCATCGCCACCTACCAGTCCATCAATGACGCTTATGTCGTTGAAGACTATGGCAAGTGCGCGATGGTTACTGGCCTGAAGTTCGCCGACAGCTAATCAACTCACGGCGGGCATCATGCCCGCCTGTAACGGAGAGAAAAAATGATTACTCCTGCACAACAACACTGGCAGAACGTGATGGCACAGCGCGCAGGCCGGGCGAATGAAGGCGTGGACCACGCCGCGCGTACCGCGCATGAAGAGGTGCTGTATCGTCTGCGTCTGGCACAGGCCCGGCTTAAGGGCGTACAGGCCAGAAGCGCGAAAGCCGCCATCAAAAAAGAGTTGTTGCCGGATTTTTCCGGCTGGATTGAGGGAACGCTGGAGGCTGACGGCGGGCAGCAGGATGAAGTGATTGCCACGCTGATGGTGTGGGCGATTGACTGTGGCGATCTTCCGCTTGCGCTGCGTATTGGTGCGTATGTGGTCCGTCACAACCTCATCATGCCGGATAACTTTGGCCGTACTGCTGCCACAGTGCTGACCGAAGAAATCTGCAACCCGGTACTGACGCAGGCCGGGACGGATGCCGACGCGGATTTGTCCGCCTTTATCGAACCACTGGACACCCTCCGGGAGATTGTCACCGACCAGGACATGCCGGACGAAGTGCGCGCCAAATTATGCAAGGCGTGCGCCTTTGCCCGTCGTGGTCTGAGTGATGCGGACAGCATGGCCCTGTCACTGAAGCTGCTGCGCGAAGCAATGCACCTGAACCAGAACGCAGGTGTGAAACGCGAGATTACAACCCTTTCCCGCGCCCTGAAAAAAGCCGATTCCGCAGCCGCACCAGAAGACGCCAGCACACAGCAGACGCAGGACGAAAGCAGCAAAAGTAAAAAGACAACGCGGAAGCCTGCAACACGAAAAACCACCGCGACGCAGAAAGCGAAGCGCGGTTAACGACTGACCCCGTCAGCGGGCGGCGTGCGCGGTGTTCCGGTTTGACTCCGTGACCGTTTACACCGCGCACCCACCGCCCGATTTTTTTCAGGAGTGAACCCCATGAGTATGGTTGCCAGAACTGAACCAAGACCCGCAGAGGACGACATCACCGATACCGATGATGGCGACACTCGCATTTCAGCAGGTGCATTCTGGCCGGATATTGTGCTGCGCGAGCTGCGTCTGGCGGTACGACTGCCGGGCCGCGTGACCACCTCCCGCCTGCTGCATACTGCCACCGGGGCCGTGGCTCACGTTACCCGCGAGCTGGAAGCATGGCAGCAGGAACAGCAGGCGGCTGGCCATCAGACGCTGGCCGATGTTCCGGCACCCGTAATTAACGGAGAAAGCGTCAATCTATGGCACTGGCGCAATGCTGTTTATACCGCCACGCGCGCCCTGATTCTGGAGCGTTATCGTGATGCAGACACTACGGACAAGGGCGACCGCCGGGCGGACGCTCTGGATATACAGACATCGGATTTGTGGCGTGATGTGAGCTGGGCCATCTCTGACATTCTGTGCCGCCCGCGAATCTTTGCGGAGTTGTGCTGATGAAAGTGAAGGCACTGGAAGGCGACACCGTGGATTCGCTCTGTTTCCGGTACTACGGCACGACGCAGGGCGTCACCGAAAAGGTGCTGGATGCCAACCCCGGACTCTGTCAGCAGGTATTTCTGGACGCCGGGCAGGAAGTGGAGATGCCGGAGCCGGAGAAGAAGAAACGAGAAATGATTCAGTTGTGGGGGGAGTAGCAGTGAGCACCATTCAAACAGGGATCACAGAGCAGGTTATTGCGTGGCTCTTTGACCACCTGCCAACGGTGTATGCAGTAGGCGCGGCGGTCAGCATTTCCGCGCTGATGAGTCTTTATGACGGACGAACTCTGGTTCAGACCGTAACGGGATCGCTGGCGTGCGGCGTTCTTGCCATGGCCGTGGCCGGGTCGTTGCGCTTCTTCGGTTTTCCTGAAGATGCCGTGACGTTTATCGGCGCATCAATCGGTTTTATGGGTGCAGAGAAAGCACGCGACAAGGTTATTGCGGCCTTTAATCGCAGGGTGAAGGAGAAGGACGAATGAGCAACACATTTAAATTCAGCAGCCGGAGCGAAAAGAATTTGCAGGGCGTAAATCCTGATCTGGTGAAAGTGACCCGACGGGCACTGGAAATCTCGGAAGTGGATTTTGGTATCACCGAAGGGTTGCGCAGCCGTTACCGCCAGAAGCAACTGGTGGCCACGGGTAAGAGCCAGACCATGAACAGCCGCCACCTTACGGGGCATGCCGTGGATGTTGTGGCTTATATCGGCAGCCAGGTGTCATGGGAATGGCCGCTGTACGAAAAAATCGCAGCAGCATTCAGACAGGCCAGCCGGGAACTGAATATTCCGGTGGAATGGGGCGGCGACTGGAAGACCCTGAAAGACGGACCGCATTTTCAGTTACCACACGGAGCCTATCCGGCATGAAGCTCTGGCCCACGCTGGGCGTCGCTTTCCTTCTGATTGCCGCATGGGGAACATCCATGCGTCTGTCGTGGTCGCTGGGCCGGGAGAACGCCAGAAACGAAGCGCAGGCCAGCACCCTGAAAAGTACCGCCGACACCCTGAATATCATCAGCGCCGGGGTACAGGATATGCAGCAGGTGCTGGCACAACTCCGCGTGGAAAATCAGCAACGCAATCAGGACGGAGAGGCCAGACGTGAACAGCTACGCAACGATATTGCAAAAGATGAATGCGCCCACGCTTTGCCTGATGCTCGTTTTACTGACAGGTTGCGCAGGCACGCTGAACGCGCCACGGCCAGCGCCGTCAGTCCGGCTTATACCGCAGACGCTGACCATACCGGTAACGCCGCCCCCCTTCCCTGACACTCCCACATGGGGAAATCTCGGTATATGGGGCGACCGCCTTCTGGATGCACTGGAAACCTGTAACGCGGATAAACGGGCCATTGAATTACTGGAGCAGCGCAGACTGCAACGACTGAACAACGAGGACAACAGCCATGCTGAAAACTGATTCCCTGCGTGAAGCCATGACCCGTTCATGTCGATGGTGTCACGCCAACCCGGAGAAATTCACCATTTTCGTGGAGAGCGGCAACATTGAAACGACCGGAGAAACTCCCTCGTTTGTTTACCGCTATCAGATGGTGATGTTTGTCATGGATTACGCCGGGGAGCTGGACGACCTCACGCTGCCGCTGCTGGCGTGGTTATCCGAAAATCAGCCACAGTTGTTGCTCAACCCTGAGCGTAATCAGGACATCAAATTCTCCGCCGTTATCAATGACGATGACAGCGCCGATCTCCTGTTTACGCTCCCCCTGCGGGAACGCGTTCGCATCACGCGCAGCAGTCAGGGCACACCGCAGGCAGAACACCTGCCGGAGCCAAAACCCCGTCTGCCCTCTTCCGAAGGCGACTGGTCGCATGTATTCCAGGATGTGACGTGGGGTGAAAGCGATGGATAAGGCATTCACCCGCGTGGATGAAACCTTTGAGGCCATCCGCGACAGCCTGAATCAGCAGGCCATCAATAACATCGCCAGAAAGCTGGCACAGGATTTACGTCGCGCCCAGCAGGCACGTATCCGGTCACAGAAAGCGCCGGACGGGACCGCATGGACACCACGCAAACGCCGTGTAACCCGGATACAGGAACGCATTCGCTTTATCTGGAATAACGAAGCACGCACGCTGAAAAACTGGCATCACGACACGAGGAAATACGGGCGAACCATCACCGGGTGGGATGAGGATAAAAACAGCATCCGCACGTTTTACCGGGATGACATCGACCGCTTTCTGGAAATACGCACCCGGCGCATCAACCAGGACAGCACAAAGCGCGTCCCCATGTTCGTAAAACTGCGCACCGCCCGCTACCTGAAAGCCCGTGCAGATGCTTCCGGTGTGACGGTGGGTTACAGCGGCGTGGCCGCACGTATTGCCCGCGTTCATCAGTTCGGTGAGCGCGATCAGGTTGCGCCGGGCATTTTCACCGATTACCCGGTACGTGAGCTGTTGGGCATCAGTCAGGCAGATGAACGCCTGATTTATAACACAGTGCTGGGCCGGATTGCGGAGGCTGTACGGTGAGCGCAGAACTCATGCGACTGCTGAGCAATATCATCCGCACCGGGATCATCTCTGAAGTTGATGAGAAGTCCTGGCGCGTGCGCGTTCGCAGCGGCGAACTGGAAACAGGCTGGCTGCGCTGGAACACCACGCGCGCGGGTGCCTTCAATGTGTGGTTGCCGCCATCACCCGGCGAACAGGTGGTAATAGCCTGCATCGGCGGCAACCCGGAAACCGCCATGATAATTGGCAGTCTGTGGAGTGATGCCATTCCGGCACCCGGCAAAAGCCTGAAAGAAATCGTGGTCAGCGCGCCGGATGGCGCGGTGTTCCGCTACGACGCGGACGCAGGCGCACTGAGCGCCAGCGGCATGAAAACGGCCACTTTGCAGGCATCCGTCAGCGTGACACTGGATACGCCCGTCGTGGAATGCACAAACCTTCTGAAAACAGCCGAGATTGACGTCACAAAAGGGGGAAAGATGAGCGGCAATATCACGCACAGCGGCGGCGATTTCACCTCAAACGGCATCACAGTGCATACGCATAAGCACGGTGGCGTTAAAGGTGGCAGCGATTCGACAGGAGGCCCGCAGTGACAACCCGCTACACAGGAATGAATCCGGACGGGACGGGAAACCTGAACGATATGGAGCACCTGAAACAGTCAGTCAGGGATATCCTGACCACCCCGCTGGCAAGCCGGGTTATGCGACGGGAATATGGCAGCCTTGTGCCTGATTTGATTGACGAACCCATGAATAACACCACGCGTCTGCAATGCATGAGTGCTGCCGTGATTGCACTGACACGATGGGAACCCCGCATTGCCCTGGATGCCATCGACGTTGTCTGGAAAGCGGGAGGCCGCGCCGGGGTGACGCTGTCGGGCACTGTCATGCAGACCATGCAGAATGTTGAATTAACCATCACGCTGAGGGAGTAAATCATGCCCGCCGTTGACCTTTCACAGTTACCGGAACCCGCCATCATCGCGGAGCCTGACTTTGAAGCAATTCTGGCTGACACAAAGGCCATGATGATTGCGGCTTATCCCGCCGAACAGCGTGAAGCCGTCTCCACCGCGCTGGAACTGGAATCAGAACCACTGAACGTTATCGCTCAAACCATGTCTTTTCGTGAAATGCTGTTACGCCAGCGGGTCAATGAGGGTGCACGCGCCTGCATGTTAAGCCACAGCGCCGGGACAGACCTGGACAACCTCGCGGGCAATATGAACACAAAGCGCCTGGTTATCACTCCGGCAACGGATACCACCGACGCGGTGATGGAGAGCGACACCTCGCTGAGACTGCGGGCGCAGCGGGCGTACGACGGCCTGAGTGTTGCTGGCCCGTCAGGTGCATACGAGTATTTTGCCAGCAGCGCCAGCGGTCTGGTGCGTGATGCGCGGGCTATCAGTCCGTCTCCGGCAAATGTGACGGTTTCCATTCTGTCCACTGAAGGCGACGGCACAGCAACGGAGGCGTTGCTTAATACCGTTCGCGCCGTTCTGAATGCAGAGGATACCCGCCCGGTGGCCGACCGCCTGACCGTACAGAGCGCCAGAATCGTGACATGGCGGCTGAATGCAAAACTGTACTTTTACCCCGGCCCGGAATCCGAACCTATTCTGGCTGCGGCTGAATCGTCATTCAGGAAGTGGCTGGCTGAACAGGGGCTTATCGGTCAGGACGTGGCGTTGTCCGCCATTGCTGCCGCACTGCATGTGCACGGTGTGCAACGCGTGGAAATAATCGAACCCACACAGAATATGGCCATCAGCGACATACAGGCGGCGCGCTGTGAGTCATTCACCATCAGCGAAGGTGGACGCAATGAGTAATTCGTTGTTACCACCATCAGCCAGCAATTTCATGCGTTGTGCCGAAGCCGTCGGAACACGCATTACAGACATTCCGGTAGACCTCAACACGCTGTGGTCGCCGGACACCTGCCCGGTGCATCTGCTGCCTTATCTCGCCTGGGCGTTTTCCGTTGACCGCTGGGATCGCAACTGGCCGGAAGAGACAAAGCGACAGGTTATTCGTGATGCATGGCTGATACACCGACACAAAGGGACCATCAGCGCACTGCGCCGGGCCATTGAGCCGCTGGGATACCTCATTCGCGTGTCTGAGTGGTGGGAGTTCGGCGGAGAACCGGGAACATTTACCGTTGAAGTCGGCACGCTGGACAGTGGCGTGACGGAGGAAATGTATCTGGAAATGGAACGGCTGATTGCCGATGCCAAACCCGCAAGTCGCCACCTTATCGGCCTGAACATTATCCAGGACATTCCTGGCTATCTGTATACAGGCGGTGTGGTCTGTGATGGTGATGTTATTACTGTTTATCCCGGATAAGTGAGAAACAATGAGCACGAAATTTAAAACCGTTATCACTACTGCCGGAGCCGCGAAGCTGGCAGCCGCCACTGTCCCCGGCGGGAAAAAAGTAACTCTGTCTGCAATGGCCGTGGGTGACGGTAATGGCAAATTGCCGGTGCCGGATGCCGGTCAGACGAAACTGGTGCATGAGGTCTGGCGTCACGCTCTGAATAAAGTCAGCGTGGATAACAAGAATAAAAACTATATCGTGGCTGAACTGGTTGTACCGCCAGAAGTGGGCGGCTTCTGGATGCGTGAGCTGGGTCTGTATGACGATGCCGGAACACTGATTGCGGTCGCTAACATGGCGGAAAGCTATAAACCTGAACTCGCTGAAGGCTCCGGGCGCGCGCAGACCTGCCGCATGGTTATTATTGTCAGCAACGTGGCGTCCGTTGAGCTGAGTATTGATGCCAGCACAGTGATGGCGACGCAGGATTACGTCGATGACAAAATCGCAGAGCATGAGCAGTCCCGCCGCCATCCTGACGCCACGCTGACAGAAAAAGGTTTTACTCAGTTAAGTAGCGCAACAAACAGCACCAGTGAAGAGCTGGCGGCAACGCCAAAGGCAGTAAAAGCAGCCTATGACAATGCTGAAAAACGTATGCAGAAAGACCAGAACGGTGACGATATTCCAGATAAGGGCGCTTTTCTGGACAATGTTGGCGTTACCAGCCTGACGTTTATGAAAAACAATGGCGAAATGCCGCTTGATGCTGACTTGAATACATTTGGTCCCGTTAAGGCTTATCTTGGCATCTGGTCTAAAGCAACATCCACCAACGCAACACTGGAGAAAAATTTCCCGGAAGATAATGCTGTCGGTGTGCTTGAGGTTTTTGCAGCTGGCAATTTTGCAGGCACGCAACGTTTTATCACGAGAGACGGCAATGTATACATGCGTAAACTCGCCAATAAGTGGAATGGCACTGATGGTCCGTGGGGCGTATGGCGTCACACTCAATCAGCTACCCGCCCTTTGAGTACGACTATAGACCTGAATACGCTTGGAGCCGCTGAGCATCTTGGTTTATGGCGTAACAGTAGCTCGGCTATAGCTTCATATGAACGCAATTATCCAGAGGAAGGCGGCTTTGCTCAGGGGACGCTTGAGATCCTCGAAGGCGGGAATTATGGAAGAACGCAACGTTATACCACTCGTCGTGGGAATATGTACGTTCGCTGCCTTGCGGCAAGCTGGGATGCATCAAATCCGCAGTGGGAACCGTGGTTAAGAGTCGGTCATCAGTCAGAGAGCCGTTATTACGAAGGTGATTTGAATGTTCTAACCGACCCCGGTATTTACAGTGTTACAGGAAAGGCGACAAACGGTCCGATGCTGGACGCTGCTGGGGCGACATTGCTTGGGATACTGGAAGTAATCAGGCGTTTTGATGGTGTATCTGTCTGGCAGCGTTACACAACCACAGGGAAATCAGAAACCACACAGGGGCGCACTTTTGAGCGCGTCTACGCCGGGAGCACATGGACCGAATGGCGAGAAGTGTATAACTCCTTTTCGTTGCCCCTGAATATGGGGATCGGTGGCGCAGTGGCAAAACTCACCAGCCTGGACTGGCAGACCTACGATTTTGTGCCGGGCAGTCTGATAACCGTTCGGCTTGATAACATGACCAATATTCCCGACGGTATGGACTGGGGCGTCATTGATGGCAACCTGATAAACATCGCAGTTGGTCCGAGTGATGATTTCGGTACGGGGCGCTCAATGCATGTATGGCGCAGCACTGCAAGTAAAGCGAATTACCGCTTTTTTATGGTTCGCATTTCAGGAAATCCGGGAAGCCGCACGATTACGACAAGACGTGTGCCAATTATCGACGAAGCTCAGACATGGGCGGCGAAACAGACATTCAGCGGTGGTCTTTCTGGCGAACTATCCGGCAATGCTGCTACAGCAACAAAGCTGAAAACGGCAAGGACAATTAACGGCGTAAAATTTGACGGCTCGGCAAATATTGAAGCGTTTCCGCCAGGTGTTCCGCTGCCGTGGCCATCAGATACGCCACCTGCAGGTTATGCAATCATGCAGGGGCAGACGTTTGATAAGGCAGCATATCCGAAACTGGCTATTGCCTATCCTTCTGGTGTTATTCCAGATATGCGCGGCTGGACAATCAAGGGCAAACCCGCCAGTGGTCGGGCCGTATTGTCTCAGGAACAGGATGGCATTAAATCGCACACCCACAGTGCCAGCGCATCCAGTACGGATTTGGGTACGAAAACCACATCGTCGTTTGATTACGGTACTAAATCAACGAATAACACTGGTGCACATACCCACAATGTATCTGGTACTGCAAATAGTGCTGGCGCACATACACATACCGTTCCATTAAGGAGACCAAACAGTGGAGGTATGAATTTCGACTGGCTTGATGGTGCATCAAGTGGCACGGTGGTGGGGAATGGAACTGTGCCTTCTTCTGGCGCACATACCCACTCAGTATCAGGTACCGCTACAAGTGCTGGGGCACATGCACACACTGTTGGTATTGGCGCTCATACGCACTCTGTTGCGATTGGTTCACATGGACACACCATCACCGTTAACGCTGCTGGTAACGCGGAAAACACCGTTAAAAACATCGCATTTAATTATATTGTGAGGCTTGCATAATGGCATTCAGAATGAGTGAACAATCACGTACTGTAAAAATTTATAACCTGCTGGCCGGAACTAATGAGTTTATTGGTGAAGGTGACGCATATATTCCACCTCATACAGGGCTGCCAGCCAATTCTACAGATATCGCCCCACCGGAAATTCCTGCTGGCTTTGTGGCAGTTTTTAACAGTGAAAATGAATCGTGGAATATTGTTGAAGACCATCGTGGTAAAACGGTCTATGACGTGGTATCGGGGGACGCGTTGTTTATTTCTGAACCCGGACCGCTACCAGAGAATGTCACCTGGTTGTCGCCAGCAGGGGAGTATCAGAAGTGGGACGGCGTATCCTGGGTGAAGGATGAGGAAGCAGAAAAACTGTTTCGGATACGGGAAGCGGAAGAGAAAAAGGCAAGGTTGATCCAGGAAGCAACAGATAACATCGCAATTCTGCAGGATGCAGTTAATCTTGAAATAGCAACAAACGAGGAAAATTCACAACTGGATTCCTGGAGAAAATACAGAGTATTAGTGAGTAGAATTGACACCAGTACAGCTCCGGATATCGTATGGCCAGAGCTGATGAATCAGGGTTATGTGCGGGAGGACGAGCAGATAACTTCAGACTGAAATTTAGTGATGAATGTTGAATCATCTGGAATATCATGCAATACCAATGCATGAGCACCTATTGTGACATTATTGCGCGAACAATTGCCTTTCGCCAGGAGAAAGGACGCTCGCTACCGATTACTTCATAGTGAATACAATCTTTAAGTTCATTAATATTCATATCTCTATTATTCAGCATAAGATAATCATGTGACCAATTATTGTAATAATTTTAATGGTATGTTTCTACTGGCTATCCAGCGTGTCTGATGTCCAGTAACAAATCGTTAACACTGGTGCAATCAAATGGTGAGTGTTAAGACTGGCCACTTATTACCAGGTATGAGGGTATGAGTGGCCAGCATTAAATCAGAACAGCCCTTTAACTGAACTGGCCGCGCTGTTAAGGGATGATGTCACTTTATCTTTGAAGCCGGACAGCATATCGCTGAACGATGAGGATTGCAGGCGCTCCCGCAAATCCTCATCACAGCGTTCAAGGGTCAGTGAAAATTCTATCTTTTTCGCCTTACCGTAGCGATCAAACTCGGAACGGGTCGTATTCGTTTCGGTCAGGACATACATGCCGTAAATCTGCCCGACGCCATCAATAAGAGGCCAGGGGCGTCCTGTATACGCCTGCGTGGTCAGCAGCGACAGCGACACTTCGCCACCTGTAATTTCAGGATAAAGCACACCAGAAAGAACGATGCGATCATCACCTGCACCGATATACTGCCAGCTTGCTGAACGGTTAACGCGTTCATTTTTCACATGCCGCCAGCTTTTGTTTTGCTGTAACTGCTGATGCGGCAGCGTGCGCAGCTCAAAAACAAACATGCCGTAGATCATCATCATGGCCATGACTCCTCAATCTTTATCGTAAAAACTGCCACGCCCGGCACGGGCGCGCCGTTCCATTTCTGCCCTGACCATTTCACCGACCAGTTTCGCCAGTTCGCGGGGATTCTGCGTAACAACGTTATGCAGATGAACATGAATTTCACCACCAAATCCGGAGGCAACAGGCTCCCGGTTACGGGAAGTTACAGGAACTGATGCCACTGGAGATCGTATGGCCTCCGCCACCGGGCGGGAGCTGGCCGCAACAACAGGGACCAGCGCCGGAGGCAGCGGAGCCGGGACCACGGGTGTGATATTAATTGCGGGGGCAGGCTTACTGACCTGCGCAATCTTCCGCTCCTGCCACTCTCCACGAACAGCAAGTGCGCGGGGCAGGTTCTTAAAGACAATATCGCCGGGGCCAATGCGTTTTTTCGTCTCATCAACCAGCTTACCTGTGTTATCAGCAATTTTGCTGAGTCTGCGTAGCGTCCCGGTATTGCTGTCTGTGAGCGGTTTGTTGTCTTTGGGTTTATTACCTCCGGTGCCATTGCCATTTTCCACAGGCTTCGGCGGATTGATTTTCGCCAGGTCACCCTGAAGCAAGGCAACCTTGTCCTGAAGAATGGCCGCACGCTGTGCGTCTTCGATTTTCTTGCGCGCCCTTTCCGCTTCATCCGGAAGGACGCCAAGTTTTTCAAGTATCCACGCCAGCGTATCCAGTAGCATTTTTGCAGGTGTCAGAACAAGCTGTAACGCACCGCCAAGAACGTTACCGAATATCTCGCCAGCACTGGTACATTTATCCAGCGTTTCCTTGCTGGACTCCATCGGTGACAGCAGCGATTTAAACCAGTTAAACACCTGGCTGATCCCGCTTCCGATTGTGTCAAAAACAGGACCAAACCGTTCAAAGGTTTCGCGCAACGGGGTCAGCCTTTCCATAATCCCGCTGAACACCCCGGCAAAAAATGCCCTGATGGGATCCCAGTATTTCCAGATAAGAACGGCAGCTCCGGCAAGCGCAGCCACGATAAGACCAACCGGACTGAACAACGCCCCGATGGCGCCTCCCAGTAAAGAAACGGAACCCGTCACCATTCCCCACAGCGCAGGCAACACCCTGACGACATTCATTGACCGGGTAAGAATGTCAAAACCAAGACGCAGGGTGGCCAGCTTCCCGTAAAGCACCCCAATAACCAGCGACAACGAGCCAATCGTTGCAGTCATTGCCAGCAACGCACCGCCTGCTATCAGTAGCTGGCGCGTCAGTACCGGATGGGCCTGCGCCAGCGAGGTGATTTTTTCAAGCACCCGCGTGAGCCACTGCGTGACAGAACGCAGCGGACCGTCAACCAGATCACTGATGCGAATACGAAGACCTTCCCATGCGCTGTCGAGATTTTTCAGGTCCCCATCAAGATTATCGGCCATTACTTTTGCGACGCGATCGGCCTCTCCCCTTGCCCCCTGCAATTCTCTGGTCAGTTTTTGCAGCTCTCCTGAACCAGCCGCCGCAACAAGCGTCTGCAAACCAACGAACGCCTCTTCTCCGGCGATGTCCTTGAAGAAGGAAACCTGGTCCACCTGTCCGTATTTTTGTGTCGCCTTATAGAGATCAAGCAGCACATCCTCCATCGGGCGCATTTTGCCTCTGGCGTCAGCAACTGACACCCCCAGCTCTTTCAGTGCATCAGCCGCAGCTTTTGGCGGTGATGCAAGGCGGGACAGACTTGCGCGCATGGCCGTACCAGCATCGCTTCCGCGAAGACCATTATTGGCAAGCATCCCGGCCATGGCCGCCGCTTCTTCAAGACTGATACCAAGTTTTGCGGCAACCGGACCGGTATACTTCATGGTTTCGCCCAGCGCGCGTAAATCAGTATTGGTCCGGGTGAATGCTGCTGTCAGCGTATCGCCAACACGGTCCATTTGATCGGCTGTCAGGTTGAACTGTGTGAGGATATTGGAGCCTATATCAGCCGTCTCGCCGAGTTCGACGCCACCTGCCAGCGCCATATTAAGAACACCGGGCAATGCGGCCTGAATGGCCTGCGGAGTAAAACCAGCCATTGCCAGAAAGCTCTGCCCACTGGCGGCATCACTCGCAGTAAACTGTGTTTCAGAGCCAAGTTTTAACGCCTGCTCACGCAGCGCCTTAAACTGCGGGCTGTTCTGGTCGATTCGCGTCAGTGCCTGAACGCGGGACATCTCTTTGCCGAACCCGATCGCAGGCTGCAAAAAACGCCCGGCAGCATAGCCGCCCGCCGTTGCCGCACCAATTGCCAGCGCACCACCTGTTTTCAGTTTTCCCGCTGTTTCCTGCGCGCGCGAATACCGCTCACGCGCCCGTGTTACACGCGCAAGCGCCTGCCGTTCGCGTTCAAGCTGGTTGTTGTACTGTTCGGTGCGTCTGATGGCCTGCTGGATGGTGTTATCGCTGCCTGTCAGGGAAATGCCGTGGCGTTTCAGCTCTCCGCCAAGCTCCCGCATTTTCTGAATTTCCCGTGTGCGCGATTCATTCAGGCGTTCAAGCCGGGTGCTTAACTGCTGCATCAGCTTTTGTTGTTTTTCGCTGAGCACTGTACCCGTGCGTTGTAACTGATTAAGGGCGTTAAGCTGGCGTCGTGCTTTCAATATGCCAGCATCCGCTTTACTGACAGCGTCACGGGCGCGCTCAAATGAACGCGCCTGACGCTCGAGATTTTTGATCGCCCCCTGCGTTCGCTGGATGGAGTCACCAAACTGCCCCATCAGGCGGCGGGCGTTTTCGGCAGGCCGGGTCAGCCTGTCAACGGCGCTGAAAGCGACCCGGATGTCAAGAGTCTTCATTGTCTGCATTCCCGCTGCGAAGTGCCGCCCGCTCACGCCAGCTAACCACTTCGCCGGGCGTCATCATGAAGATTTCGGCAGGCGACCAGTTAAAAATGGCGGCGATATCTGCCACCAGATCTTCGATGTGCTCAAAGCACACCAGGGTGATTACGCTGCCGTCTCCTGCACGCTCTTCGCGCCAGAGTCTGGCTCGCTCATAAAATTTACAGCCACAGCGCACAACTGAATAAAATCGCGTGACGACATTTTTTTAATCATCACTTCATCCAGTCGTGGCGAGGTCACGCGAGGCAACAGCGTGAACATGGTATCCGCTTTCAGATTCAGCACATCAGACAGCGACAGACCACGCAGGGATCCAGCCTGTTCAATAGCCCCGGTGATCTCCACATACGTGATTTTTTCGCCACCACGCTCAATTGGTCGGGTCAGTTTTACGCCACGTTCGACAGCCATATCCTCACCTGCCGTCACATCATCCGCCACGGTGTTATTCCGGGTTTCAGTATCGATGTCTTTCATCAGTTGTCTCCTTTTCAGTCAGAGGCGACGCACTGCGCCGCCTGCATATTACTTATCAGCCAAGCCCGAGCGCGGAACGGATGCGATCGGGCACAATGTCCTTGCCGTCCTTCCGGTAAATGAAGTTCAGCAGGTCAATCTCCCACAACGGGCGATCGTTAACACTCAGCTTGTAGTAGGTGTTTTTAATGGCGTAAGTGTGTGATGTGGCTTCGCCCTGTTTGGCTTCCCCCATATCAATTTCCGTCACACGTCCGCGCATTTCGACTTCATACAGGTCGCTTTCTGCATCGGTGTAGTATTCACCCGCAAAACGCAGCAGCGTGCCGTCAATCGTGCCGCCATACTTAAGGAACAGCGCACGAACTGCGCCCCCCATGACAAAGCTCGCATCAAGCGCGGAGTCGTCCAGACCGAGATCAATACTTACCGCACCCATCATGCCACCACCCCGGTAGCTGTCGGTTTTGCGCGTCAGCTTAGGCAGAGTGACGGACGTCACCTTACCCACTTCGTTTTCACCATCCACAAACAGCGTAAAAAAGCGAAGATGTTTTGGTACAGCCATCAGGCACCTCCCAGCACCGCAAATGCGGGACCAAAGAATTCATCAGTAAACGACTGGTAAAGCTCCATGTCTTCCAGCGGGGGAACAGGCGTATATTTGTAGCGAATACGCACGCGCCCCTGACGTAAATTCGTGGTGCCGTTATCCACCACGTCATACCAGCACGACGCCCCAATCAGTTTCCCGGCAGTAACCAGTGAATCCAGTTTTGCCCTGATGGCACTGATAACATCTTTCACGTTCGCAGGCGTCAGTGGACTGTCGATGGTTTCAAACTGCGCTTCCGCAATTGAATCAGCCAGCACCTGTGCGGTTCGGGTATACACCTCAAAGATGTAGGCGTTCGTTTCCGGTGTGCGGTTGCCCCAGAAGCGGAACCCGTTGCGACGAATAATGGTCGTGATTTCTTTGTTGTTGAGGCTGTTGGCATCACTGTCTTCGGCCTGCAACGACCAGAACACATGACTGGACATCCCCAGCACATTTTTAACCGGAACGTTGGACAGCGATTTGTGCCAGCCCTGCTCATGGTCAATGTACGCACGAAGGCCGCACGCATAGGCAGGCGCGGGGAACGTTTCGTTTTTGCCACTTTTCGGGTTGTAGGCGATGAAGTCCGGCCATAAGAGCATCACCTCACGTTCGTTGAATTTCTGGCGGTAGGTAATCGCCTCAGCCATCGTGTTACAGCCGTGACATGAGGCATACACAAACGCGCGCAGTTTACCTGCAATCACGCACAGGGATTTTGTTACCGCCTCCGTGTCCAGCTCCGGCGCGGCCAGAATACGCGGACGGTATCCGATGCTTTCATCCTGCTCTGCAACAAGCAGCGCATACATCCCCGTATAGCTGCCGTCAGATTCAGAACCACCGATAACCAGTTGATCCTGCGTTTTTCCGTCTTCTTCTTTGTGTTCAGCCACGCGAACGACGATCACCTTTGTGCTCACCTGGTCTGCGATGGCCTTAAGCGCACGATAAAGCGTCCCCGTTGTTCCGCATTTTCCCAGCACGTCATTGACGCGGGTCAGCAGTGTGGGCTTGTTCAGCGGGAACAGCTCCGCATCCGCATCATCCGCCGTTGCCACGATACCGATAACACTGGAATCAACATCATTAATCGCTGTTACCAGGTCGGTACTTTCCGTAACACGGGCACCATGAAAACGAGTTTCACTCATAGCTTCAGCCCCTTGTATCCGTTAAATGATTCGGCAACAATCATCACCCACCACGCGCGTAATCTCACCCCTGCGACGTTCTCCCGCCACGGCGACAACAAAAAGCAGTAACCCCCTCCGCACGCACATGCGACCATGCCGCACAGGGAGGGAACAGATGACCGACACCACCATGCAATTGCTCAGTCAGGGCACAGACCCCGTGAAAATGCCGGATTTTGATATTCTCGCGGAGGGTAAAACGCTGTCAGGCGTGGCAGAGCGCCTGATGAGCCTGTCACTGACCGACAACCGGGGATTTGACGCGGACCAGCTCACCATCACGCTGGATGATGCGGATGGTCAGTTGCAGCTACCGCCACGGGGCGCGCGCCTGACGGTTCTCATTGGCTGGAAAGGAGAACCGCTGACAGAAAAAGGCACTTACATTGTTGATGAAATCGCTCACGAAGGACCGCCGGACAGGCTGACTGTTTCAGCCAGAAGCGCAGATTTTCGGGATGAATTTAACGTTAAACGTGAGGTGTCCTGGCATGATGTGACCGTTGAGCGTGTGGTATCCGCCATCGCTCATCGGTACGGCCTGAAACCGCAAATCAGCGAAATGCTGATGGATATCGAAATCGACCACGCCGACCAGACCGAAGAAAGCGACATGTCCTTCCTTACGCGCATGGCGGAAATGCTGGGCGCAATCACCACGGTAAAAAGCGGTAATCTGTTATTCATCATGCCAGGTGGTGGCGTGAACGCACAGGGCCAGCCGTTGCCCTCGTTCGCCATTACACGCAGCAGCGGCGATCGCCATCAGTTCCGCATTGCTGACCGCGAGGCGTATACGGGGGTACGCGCCTACTGGCTTGATCTTAATTACGGGAAAAAGAAAAAAGTCAGCGTGAAACGCCGTAAACCGCCAAAACCCAAAAAGGAGAAAAGCAGCAGCCGTGAAGGTGATTATATGGAAGGCGCGGAAGGCAATGTGTTTGTGTTACGCAAGACTTATCAGAACGAGCAGGCAGCAAGACGCGCAGCGGCGGCAAAGTGGCAGCAACTACAACGCGGAGCCGCATCATTCTCCATCACGCTGGCGCGTGGACGTGCAGAACTCTACCCCGAAATGCATGGCACGGTAACAGGATTTAAAAGCGAGATTGATAATCAGGACTGGATCATTGCAAAAGCCGAGCACACCATTGATAACAGCGGCTTTACCACGCAGCTTGAGCTTGAGGCAAAAATCCCGGAATGGATAGCGGAAACAGAGTGAGCAACTTAGAATAGGCAGCACCACGTTAAGGGAGGTCGCTATGTTCCGTTGTCCGCTTTGTGGCGCATCTGCCCGTATCCGCACCAGTCGTCCGGAAAATGATTCAAACACCGTGCGGCAAAAGTATTACCAGTGTAACAATCTGGAATGCGGCGTATGCTTCTCAACACTGGAAGCTTTCCATAAATTCACATCAAAACACGCCTCCGGCGTTCACTCTTCAGAAGGTATCCCGTGGCATGATCTGCCAGCTTCACACAGGGGAAACAATCAGATGAGTTTGCCTTTATCTCAGAATTAACAGGCAGAATTGCCGGAGTAACAAAAAAGCGATAGATTACGTGCGGGTGCCTTTCGGCTGATGGTCGGAGGGAATACCCGAAGGCCAGATGTGGAAAGGCCCCGAGTCAACTTTAACGTTAACCCGAGGCCCTAACCATCTACCCTTAGCAAGTGATAGGTTAGCGCCTCCCCGAAAAAGGAGCAAGCGCTATGTCGCAAAAATCGCTTACGGCCATCACATTCTGCGTGACGGCAATCCTCATCATCTGGATGCTGCACGGTTCGCTGTGTGAAATACGGATGAGTTTCTGGGGAGCGGAGTTTGCGGCGTTCTTACAGTGTAAGCAGTAAGGAAACCGCGACGGGGAAGGCAACTTCCCCGTCAATCGGTTGCCAGGGTAAAGGTCGAAAAGGCACCCTATTTCCAGTTGACGTGAACAACAAGCCCGCAGCGTAAAAACTGCGGGTTTTCTTTTTGGTTCCCTCACTCATGAGGACACCAAAAAACAAAGCCCACAGCATAGAAGCTGTGGGCTTTTTGCATTCAAAGATGGACGTTATATGGACACTTAAAAATAAAATCCATTTATTTTCAAATGATTAAACCTCTACTTAAAGCGCCCGCAGGCGCTTTTTAGATTCAGAAAAATTGGGTATTAGCCAATATATTCCAGTCCGTTCATATACGGACGCAGAACTTCTGGTACTTCAATACGACCATCAGCCTGCTGATAGTTTTCCATTACTGCAACCAGCGTACGACCAACAGCAAGACCAGAACCGTTCAGGGTATGAACCAGACGGGTTTTCTTGTCCGACTTGCTACGGCAACGTGCCTGCATACGACGTGCCTGGAAATCCCAAACGTTGGAGCAGGAAGAGATCTCGCGGTAGGTGTTCTGTGCCGGGATCCATACTTCCAGGTCGTAAGTTTTGCAAGCGCCAAAGCCCATGTCGCCGGTACAAAGGATGATTTTACGGTACGGCAGGCCCAGCAGCTGCAGGACTTTTTCCGCATGACCGGTCATCTCTTCCAGCGCCGCCATTGAGTCTTCCGGGCGCACGATCTGCACCATTTCAACTTTGTCGAACTGGTGCATACGGATCAGACCACGAGTGTCACGACCATATGAACCAGCTTCAGAACGGAAACATGGGGTGTGGGCGGTCATCTTAATTGGCAGATCATCTTCATCGATGATTTCACCGCGTACCAGGTTGGTCAGCGGAACTTCTGCCGTTGGGATCAGCGCATAGTTACTGGTGTCTGCTTCTTCTTCCAGCGGACGAGTATGGAACAGATCGCCAGCAAATTTCGGCAGCTGACCCGTACCGTACAGCGTGTCCTGGTTAACCAGGTACGGAACATAGTTCTCACTGTAGCCATGCTGTTCGGTATGCAGATCCAGCATAAACTGCGACAGTGCGCGGTGCATGCGAGCAATCTGCCCTTTCATTACCACAAAGCGGGAACCAGTCAACTTAACTGCGGCTGCAAAGTCGAGGCCAGAGTGCATTTCACCCAGCGTCACATGGTCACGAACTTCAAAGTCAAACTCACGCGGGGTGCCCCAGCGACTGACTTCAACGTTGTCATTTTCGTCTTTACCTACCGGCACTTCATCTGCAGGCAGGTTAGGGATGGTTAGCGCGATATCGCGAATTTCAGCCTGTAAAGCATCCAGCTCGGCTTTTGCTGCATCCAGCTCTTCGCCCAGTTTGTTCACTTCCAGACGTAAAGGCTCGATATCTTCCCCGCGCGCTTTCGCCTGGCCAATGGATTTCGATCGGGAGTTACGCTCCGCTTGCAGGTTTTCCGTTTTGACCTGCAATACTTTACGACGCTCCTCAAGAGCGCCCAGCTTATCTACATCCAGCTTAAAGCCCCGGCGTGCCAGTTTTTCAGCGACTGCGTCTGGCTCATTACGCAGCAGATTGGGATCGAGCAT